GCTCATGATAACGCTCCGTATGCAATCCAACTATCAGTTCCAATTTTACGAATCATAATTGATTGCCATTGTTCGCTGATAACTACACTACCTCCGTCCACGCCATTAACGAATACACCGCTTACAGCATCAAGCGTTACTTGCCCAGCTCCATGCTGTTCAAAGGTTATCCAGCTTTTTACAGGTATAGCCACAGTTGCATTAAGTGGGATAGTAATAATTTGTGCAGATGCGTTACTGCATTCCTGATAAGTGTTAGAATCAGTTAATGAAAGGGTTTTTGTCGTTCCAGTTACTGCTATTGCATCTGCTTTCAAATTAACTGTTGCACCCACTTCTAATTTAGCACCAGTTACCGCATTATTATTGATTTTTGCAGTTGTTACTGCATTATTTTCAATCGTCCATGCAGTGCCAGCGGAACTAACAACAATATCACCCTTGTCGCCATCTGTAACGCCAGCCCCCGCAGCAGCTGCAATAGTTGCATCACGAGCAGCAGTCACAATAGGAACGGCAGCCGAAACAATAACCTCATCAGCAGCAACTTCACCCGCAAGCCTTGCCACTGCCAAAGTCACAGTTGAAGCATCAGTTAAAAACTGTGGATAATTACCAGTTTTACCGCCTGATATATCTGAATTATCAGCATCTTTATAGCCAAGCCCTGCCAGCCCATAGCGATTAGTGCCAGCGTTATATGTGTTTGAATTATAAAGCGCAAGCCGTGTGACTGCTCCGCTCTCTGGTGTGGTTAATGGCATTAGAGAACCTCCTCAATATTTATTGGTATAGCATCATAAGGGGTTAAAACCCTAGAAAATAAATCAAGCCCCGCATTTCTTGCTAAAAAAGCATTGCGATTTTGATTTAATACATCGTCAATATCAGGATACCATATAAATGGCGTATCAATATCATTGCGTCTGAATAATTCATAAAACACATTTAATGCGGTTGACCTATCATAATATGGCAAAACTCCCGAAAAAACCCTAAACTTATTCCTACGCTCAAAATATTTCGCACCACCTTCTGATTGTGTCATGGTTGTGCGTGCATTAAATCCATAATTTGCGCCAAGTTGCGGTGCATTATCTAGTGCAACCGCACTTGCAACCTCTAACAATCCAATTTGCACAAAGCCATCTGCATTATCTTCGTCATCAATTTCTAACTTAAATGAGTGTGCATAGTTGCCACCCTGAATATAAATAACTTTATTTTGTGGCGAACCCGCCAAATCATCAGCCGAGAAAGTTCTATCGTGAAAATTACCACTATCCCATGAGGCAAAAGGGCTAAACTCATCATAAACACTATCATAACGCTTTAACCAGCCTGTGTTAGTTATTTCAGCTGGTGCAGGTGATGATGTTATATCGCCATCGTAAAGCGTTATTTTTATGTTTGCATTAATGCTTATGTTGTCATTGCATATCATAAATAATTCAAGCGGTTTGCTAGATGGTAAAACTCCATATAAAATAGTTGAAGCATTTGCGTCATTAGTGGAACGTGCCACTTTTGCAAATGGTAAAACTTTTATATTATTAAGCGGATAATTACTCTCCCATGAACCACCGCTATAAGTGATACTTTCAGTATAACGTGGGAAGCCAATTATCCATTTACTATTAGCCATATCAACCCCAAACTTTCAAATTAGCAATGTTAGTTTTTAGATTTAATTCAATACCATGAATATTGAAGTTTTTACCATCGCCTAATCCTAGCTTAGGATATACTATTTTTGCGATTTTGCCAATATCTATTAACTCAATCGCTTCACTATCATATCTAACTTGCACATCATATTCACGCCTTAAAACTGAATAAATATCAGCAAACACATCTCTCATTGCATTTGCATCACTTAAATTATAAAGCAAAGTTTCAAAAGTAAAAACTTGTGCATTGAGATATTTAGCCTCGTTGCCAGCATCTGTTTTTGCTTCGGTAGTTCGCCATTCAGTACTTAAAAAATCTATTCTATTAGCCGTCACAGCACTTGCAATATTAGCTTTATCTATAACGGTCCAGTTTTTTTGATATTGCACTCTAATTTCTTTATATGGTATGTAATCATTTGATAAAATAGGCGTGATATTCATTAATTCAAATGTTGTGTCATCAGCCACAACTCCTAAATCAAAACGCTTAAATGTCATATCTTCGGTTGCAGGGCTTTGTATTTGTGCCATACGATAAACGCCGAACCTATCAGGCAAAAACCACGCTGCAACACTTTCGCATATTTTATTGCAAACTTCCAAATAACTTTCATTTTGAATATAAATACCTAGTTCATAAGGTGCATCAGTATTCAATGCAGTAACATCTGCGCTTGATATATCACCGCTTGGAACTCCAGCATCTTTAAGAAAATAATCAAGCATTTTACCAGCATATCTATCGCTTGCAGTTGCCTCAATAGTTACATCTATTGTTATCGCTCCGTTTAATGCAACAGAACCACCCATCAATATAAGACTTTCAGCTTTGCAAGTGCTATAATGTCCATTGCCTCCATGAGTGCCAGCAATTAATGCAGCAGCGGTTGCATAATCAGCGTGAAAATTCCACGGACTGCCATTAAAATAAACGCCATCTATGCTATGCGTTGCATCTCTAACGCCATCAGCGTCATAATTCCAAGCAAGAACACGATTTACATTATCAATTAAAATAGGAGTGATGTTTTTAACTTTGCCTTTAGTTCTAGGCTTGCGCTGCCCTTTCAAATCAGCACCACCCTCAAGCCCTCCAGTGCCAGCAAATAATGACGGACTGCATGGATTATCTAATAACGGCTGATGTTTTGCGCTCCACTGCAACGATAATAAATCACTTGAGCCTATTAAATTATCAATAGTTGCGCTTAAAACTGTTTGTTTTGTGCTATAATCAGCCCCTTCCTCAATTAAATATAATTCTGCATTACGCCCATAACCATAATCAAGCCAAGTATCTAATGCACCATCATTATTAACAACTTCAATCACTCCATATTTTATTTCACCAGCACCAAACTCACCACGATTAAATATTGCTCTAAATACCTGCACTCCTGCATCGCTAGCAATCCGCCCTTCATAAAAAGCTGGTGCGCTTGGGTGATTATATCCGTCACCAGTGCTTACATATATTGTTTGCAACGCTGGTGAATTATCAGTATAAACCGCACATTCAAATAAATAAATACGTGCCATTTACCACCAACCAAAAATTCTACCCCATAAAGGTAAGAAAAATAAATTTGTAAAAAATAACAAACCAATACTTCTAGTTATTGTTTTTTCGCCATGAAAACAAACTACAAAACTCAATGTCATAATTATTATTGTGTATATTTTAATAAAATCCATACTAACCCCTCATTGCCACCGCACGCTCTAAATTAGCAATCCTAGCATTTGTTGCGCTAATTGATTGTAACTCATCATTATTTAATTTACCAGTCATAACAACCGCATTAGTAAGTTGTTTCATGTCCGAACGCAATCCCTTAATTTCACCAATTAAATCGCCTCCACCATTATTAATAGCTTGCATCGTGCTAACCCCAACCGAACGCACCGCTGCATTATTCATAACAAATTCGCCTTTGGTTAATCGTGCCAAGTTTGCATCAATACCATCAATGCCACCAACCAAGCCACCACTTGCAAAACCTTGAGAGCGAATAACCGATTGTATAATGTTTTCAAATTGCGAATTTGCAGCACGAAAACTAGCAAATTGGTCTACGTTAGGGTTGGAATTAAATATTCCAGTGAAACCAGTTGCATTAGCCAATGCTTGATTTAATAATGGATTACTTCCAAACCTACTGCCACCCACCGCACCGCTAATAACAGAACCAGCGGTTACGCCTCCACCAAGCCTTGCGATTGCATCTGTTAAGCCACTAAATCCACTTGCTGCAATAGAAGCCACTTGCTGCGTTGCTGCTAATTGCATACTTTGTAATGACGCTTGACGCTCTGCAACGCTTATCGTATCACGGCTTAAATCTTCAGCAATTTTTCTATCAGCTTCAAAGCTAGCATTAAAGCCATTTACTGAACCAGATAATTCAACAAACTTAGGCAACAATTCTGCTAAACTTTCTTGCGCATTAATGTCACCAAGTTTTGATTTATTGCCTAAATCCATTACTTGCGAGCGGATACTTGCCAAGTTATCAGTTGGTTTTAATGGTGAATATTGACCATTGGTTAAATCAAACAGAATATTTTTGAAAGTGCCTTGGATACCCTCATATCGCTTTTGCAAATCCTGTGCGGTTTGCAACCTTTCTTTTTCAATGTCTGCAATATCTCCATTGATTTTCTCAATATTTAACTTATGCAATAATTCAGCAAGTTGAATATCTGATTGTTTCGCTCCAACTGTATTTAAGTCACGTAATTGCGCTGCATATCTATTGCGTTCTTGTTGAAGTTGCGCTTCAATAGGTGATGTGATTTGCAATATTTGGCTAGCAATATCGCTGGTAATTCCACCAAGCAATTCATTCATGCGTTTTTGTTCAGCTTCTCGCACCTTATCAACAGACAAACCCAGCCTATCAGCGGTTTTTGCAGCTTTATCAAATTGCGCCGTCATTTCCTTAACTGCAACTTCTAATTCAGTGAACTTTTGCGGGGTTTTTGTTAAATCATCAAACTTAAGAATGAAATTAATATCATTCAAAACATCTTCTGCTTTTTTGCCTGTCGTTTCAATTTTATTCAGGTTATCAGCAAATTGCTTGCCTTGCTCACTGGTTTTTGCCAGCTGCAAAGCCAATTCTGCCATGGCTTGCGAAACCGAAGCTTCACCACCGTTAGGATTGAAATTAATCGCATTACCACCACCATTGCGCAATGTCAGGTAATCAGTATTGCCAACGCCTAAAAATCCTTTATTAGCATCAATCCCGCCTTGGATAATTTGCCCCGAAACATCAATTCCAGAATTGATTAACGCTTTTGCAACTTCCTGCACCCCTTGCGATAATGCCTTGGCAGTTTCAGGGTCACCCTTGCCATTTGTGCGGATAACCTCATTATTCAAGCCACCTTGAGAATTGGTAGTGCCACCAAAGTTTGAAGCAACTGATTTTGGTCTGTTGCTACCAAATAAACCACCAATAGCATTACCTGCTAAAGAACCAACGAACCCCCCTATAGGTCCACCTATAGCAGTTCCTGCAATTCCACCAATAGTCCCGCCAATATCAGCACCAACGCCACGATTACCAAGTAATAAATTACCTGCAAAATTACCACCAACGCTTGCTAAAGTGCTGCCAATTGTAAAATTACTAGCAACATTTTTTCCTAATCCAAGATAAGAGCCAACATCATTAATTCCACCACCAATAGTGCTTTTTGATGAAAACAATGGACTGCTTAAAGATTTAGATATTCCGCTAAAACTTGTCAAATCAGATACATTAAACCCGCTAGCACTTTTGCCATTAATTGCACCGCCCCGCACGCTACCAGCAATGTTAAACCCATCAGCCCCGAATAATTCAAGTGTGGCAATTTCAGCAGCCATGCGAATAAATATCTTCTTAATCGCATCGGCTGCATCGCCAGCATCTTTTACACTACCATCAAAAACCCCGACAAACGTATCTGAAATTGTATCCTGTATGCTTTCAAGCGCATTTTCAATCGGTCTGCGCATTGCTTCGGCGTATTCCTCGGTAGCCTTTAATCTTTCTTCTTCAGCCTTATTTTGTGCCTCTATTGCATCAGTTGATTTATAGACGCTACGCAAATATTCTTCATTTATTTTATATAATTTAGTGCCAGAAACAAAGCCCTGTTGCTGTAATTTATTCTTTATATCTAATTCACGTGATAATTTCTCGTAAGCCTCTGAACCTTTAGTATTTGCATAAGCAAGCATATCCGCTTGCTCAGCAGCCCGCTCATTTTCAAGTGTATTTTTGATTAATTCTTCACGTTTTTTCTTGGCTTCTTCAGCAGCTTTTTTTGCAGCTTTTTCGGCTTCCTTAGCAGCTTTTATCTGCTCTTTTGTAAGTTTGACTTCCTCTTTTTCAACTTTGATATTTTCTTCAGTTACTGTTTTCCCAGTTTTCTTTATTGCTTGTAAATCTTTATATAAGCCGATTTGACGTAAATATGATTGCTCCAATTCACGTTCGTTTTTCGCAGCATTTTCGGCAGCAGCACCGAATGCAGCACCAGCAATCACACCACCACCACTTGGTAATGTTTTTTGTTGCTCACCAGCAGCAGCTATAGCAGCAGCGGTTAAAGCCCTAGCTTCTTCAAATTTTGCTTTAGATAACAATAAGCTAGTTTCAATTTGCTTTAATTGGTTAGCCTGTAGTTCTTTATAAGCATTTGTATTATCATTAACTTTGCCAGTTAATTTATCATGCAAGTCTTTTGCTTCTTTGATTTCCTTATCATAAATAATTTGGAATTCCGCAGCTGTATCAATTTCTTCACCAAGTAACGTATAACCAATCGCAAGCCCTGTAATTGCAATGCCTATAGGTCCACCGAAAAAAGCCATTGAGCGAGAAAGTAAAGTTGTCGCACCAGCAGCAGCGGTTGCGCTTGATGCAATTCCTAAATAAGCAGGTGCAACCAACCTAGCAGAAGCAGCGGTTTTATATAAAGTAATTTGATTTGCGGTAAATGCAACAGTTGTAGCAACAACACTTGATACTAACCTTCCGCCCATCACGCCAGCAATCACTGTGGCAGCACCGCCCAATAACTCAAAATTATCTGCTAGCTTATTTATTCCAGTGGCAAGCAACCCAGTTGCGCCAGAAATAGTATTTTCTTGACCTATAAACTTAATAAAAGCATTATCAAGGCGTGTAAGTGACTGCTCAACTGTGATACTCATTGAATCAGCTTGCTCACTCATTTTATCAGTGGCACGCTTAAAGGCTTCAAAGAAATTATTGACATTCAAATTGCCATCTTTTGCAAATTTCTTGATTGCGCTTGCGGACTTTAATCCTAATTCCTCAGATATGGCTTTCGTTAATGCTGGTGCATTTTCAATAAGTGAATTTATTTCTTGACCTACCGCCTTAAAATCAGCAGCGGCAGCCTGTGATAATTGCAATATAAACGCTTGTGAATTTTGCGCTTGTACTCCTGTAACCAAAAATGCCTTGCCCAGCCTTTCAGTTATATCTAAAACAGGAAATGCAGCTTTTTGCGCACTAGAAAATGAACCTTCCAATCCAGCATATAAAGAAATAACATCACCAAGGCGTTGCTTTGTTTCTTGCGCAATTCTAAAAGTTTCAGTTTGTGCTTTATTATAATCAGCAACAGATTTAGTTACTGATTTAAGCCTGTTATCGTAATTTATAAAACTATCAGAAGCCTTAATTATTTCCCTTGCACCAAGCCCAGCTGCAAGTGTGCTGGTAACATTACGAGAAAAATTAACAAATGATTGATTGGTTTTTTCTAACCGCTTATCAATAGTTGACATGGTAGTGTCAATTTTTTTAGCGTGCTTATTAAATGATTTTTCAACTTGGCTTAAACCAATAAATAAACCGCTATTGTCAACTTCCATTCTGACTGTTAGAGTTTCTAAATCAGTTGCCATTTCCCGCTCCCTGTTGTGCCTTTAATGCTGCATCACTCTTTTTTAAGAAAAGTGATACTTTTTGCGCATTTTTAAAATCATTATCCGCCTCAGTGTCTTTAATTTCAAAACCTGATATAGTGGCACAATAACAATCTTTTTTACCTTCCATAGCAACCAATATATGCGCTATTGGCGCATTAAAAGCCTCAAATCTATTCCAACCTAGCCAACCAGTAGCATATTTGAAAAGTTCATGCGCCCATTGTTCTAATGTTATGCTTTCACTATTGTCTTTTTTTTATTATCATCTGATTGCGGTTTTTTGCCACCAAAAGAAATTAACTCTAAATATGCAGCAAGCTGATTAGCAACGCCAGTTATTCCACCTTCGCTAGATTGGCACATAGCAAATAATTCTTTGTCTGTGAATTGCTCAGATAATCCAAAATGCAGTAATTCTAAAATTGTTGCAAAATCACTTAAAATTAATTTACGCAAATAAACAGTATGTCCATTCATTATGTAAGGCTTGCCAATTTCTTTTTCTTCAACATAACCAGCCCCAGTCACCGCAAGCACGGCTTCTAACGTAACGTGCATGTCAAATTCTTTATCACCTAGCTTAATTTTAATTGTGCTATCAGATAGTTTTGTCATTACGCTGCCTTTTTAGTGAACGTTGCAGAGTTTTTAGCAATAGAAAAACCATGGGTTAAAATGCTATTTGGAGTAAATCCACCTTTCATATTACTCATAACTTGACCACGGAAGTAATGACGAGTTGGATTTGATGGTGAACCAGCGGGGTCGTTATTTAACTCAACATAAAAAGCATAATTTGAAGGGCTTGCTTCAGCTGTAATTAAAGCCGTTTGCCCTGCATCATCTTCATCATAACCAAGTGATAACTCAAGATTTGGCGCACGTCTAATCCCTTTATAAACTTCTGTTCTACCAGTATTAAGATAATCCGCCGTTACCTCAGATGCGCTATCACCAATGTCACCAATGTTTAAGATTTTTCCAATCTGAACATAAGGAGTTAAAGCCTCAAATTCTGCCAACGTATCAACCGTATCAGCAGCAACAGGACCTATGAATATTTTTACTTGGGTGGAAGTTTGAGTAGTAGCCATGTTTTCCCTCTATATTTTCATTTACAATAACATTATTTTTTTTAATATTCAACCATTATATGAATAGTAAGATTACCCATATAAGTTACGCCGTCAGCATCTAAATTATTACTTTTGCGCTTTACTATGCAATCAATCATTGCGCCAAACTCAAGTGATAGTTTTTTTCTATGCAAAGCAGTATCCATTGCAGAAATAATATCCATTACTTGCTTATTGCCTTTTTCCTGTGACCATACTGAAATATAAAAAAAACATTCAGTTTTTCTCTCTGTAAAATAATCATCGCTTATAATTTCAGAACCGCTAATAACAACATAAGGATATGGCGTATTTTGTGGCGTAAAATTATAAACTCCAACGCCAGAACCAATATTGCCATTTAATGCGGTATATATCGCTTTTTGAATAGCCACTCCCGCATCAGCCATTATCAGAACTCCCTTGAATATTTGCAGCTGCATTTAATGCTTTTTTCACTGCAATAGCAACTTGATTTTTTGCATAACTGCTATTTGCATCAAGCGCACGTTGCCTAATGTTTAATGCTGGTTGCGGTGGAATATTTCTATCAGGTGCGCCCTTAGTGCCACTATCTAAAAATCTAAAATAAAACACGCTTGCAATATCTGCCACTTTAGCTTGTGTGGCAACTGTAGCAACCTTACCTTCGCTAGACACACCAAGCACGCCGTATTTTTTTCTATATCTTGCTACAACATCAAATCTATCAGCTTCAGGACCTATCAACGCTGCCATACCGTCAGGGCTCAATTTATAAGAAACTCTATTCTGCAAATTTCCTGTTAATTCAGGAATTAACGAAATCATGTCAATTTTAACTGCTTGCGCTGCATTTTCCATTGCAGGGCGCACATATTGCTCAACCAATGCAGGGGTTTCACGTAGCTTTTTACGCAACGCACTAACACCAGAATAACCACGAGTTTGCTTGCGAGTTACCATTAAGTACCTACTCCTTCCTCGCACATAAGTGTTAAATATTTTTCACGCTCATCTTTATTCATAACTGCCCGAATATTGAAAATCCTAGAACCCCACGAAATACGTTGTTTAGGCGTTATTCCAGTGCGATAACGAATAACTACATCATACATTTGCATATTGCGCACCTGCATAGCTTCCAACGCTTCACGTCCTGTTTTAGGTTTCACTTGCGCCCATACAGTAACATCATTAACCCACGCAGTTGAAAACCCACCCAAACCGTCAGGCGTTAGGTTTTCAGATTGAATAATTATGCGTTCTCGCAATGCGCCAGCGGTCATAAATTATAAACTCTATTAATATCAAGTAAAGCCTTCACCGAAAAAGGCAACTCATACATATTATTATTAAATGAAACAGGCTCTCTGCTTTCGTAAAAATGACTGGTTAGCAACTTAATTGCATGGATAAAATGCTCAGGAACATCATCGGTGCTATCACCATAACCAACCACATAATTAATCGTTACTGATTGTGGGTGGTCACGCACACTAGGATATGACTGGTTATATTTTAGCCTAATCTTGCCAACAATACTATCAGTATCAACCTCATAAATATCTGTGGATAAAGTTTGACTTACGCCGTTAACATCAATATAAGTTATGCTTGTTATACTTGATAAAGGCGCACAGTTTAGCTCAATGTCACCATAAAAACTTAGCGGAAAATCATCTGTTTTCATGCGCCATGTTTGATTTATAAAAGCCCTGCCTGTGTATTCCTCGCAATAATTCCTTGCGGCTTTTTGATATGAGGCAATAACTGTATCTTCGCTATTGCCATCAACTCGCAAATGCAATTTCATATCAGCAAGAGAAACAGGCTCAATCGCACTATCAATTACTTTTACAAACGTTGGCTTATTATTTTTGCGCATAAAGTCCGTAATCATTGCCTATAAACTCTTTTAATTTTACGTTATTATGGTCATTTTGCCAAGTTGAATTATTCTTATGTCCTATTCCAAGCCCATCATGCAGCCCCTTTATTCCAATGCACAAATCGCTTTTAAACTCAATATATTTATCAACATCTAATCGCCATAATTCTATATCATAAAATGGGTCATTGCTATTAAATATATTTTTATTCCGTAACAATAATTCTGTTTTTATTCCAGTTTGGCAAAGGCTAGCATGTTGCATATTTTTATGCACATGATAGTTTTTGTATTTCAAATTATAATATTTAGCGCAACCTTGCCCAAATAAATCATGCTTTTGCAATTTATTATAATAATATTGCACATATTGCGGTGAATACCAGTCATCATCTTCAAAAAACAATACATTATCAGATTGAATTTTATCCAGAGAAAGCAACATATTACTTCCAAGGCTATTAACTCCTTGCTTACGTTTTTTCTTAGATATGATTAAATCAGTAATTAAATCGCTTTCAATATCAGCATTGCCATCATTAACAACAATCCATTGGATATTTAAGCCAGTTTTTTGCCTGCCGACATAATGCTCACATAACTTAAACGCTTTGGGGCGGTTGCCAGTGCATGTTATCAAAGTAATATCATAAGTCATTTTTGAGCCACCGCAAATATATGAATTGGAATTTTTCTTTTTTCTTGATGTTCACCAATATTATTTAATATAATATCATATTCGCCAGCCGTTGTCACCGCAATATTTCTAAACCCTGCATCAACTAGCAAACATCTCATTCCTTCGGGAGTAAATCTCCAATAATCGTTAGGATAACCATGCACAGGAAAACTAAATAATGTGGTAAGCACAATCCACCCATCATCTTTAAGCACTCTATGACATTCAGATAAGCCAACCGCTGGATATTGCACATGCTCTAAGACTTCACTGCATAAGATTGATTGAAAGCTACAATCATTATAAGCTAAATTATGAATATCTGCTATTTCATCTACGCCTTGACCTTCCTGCATATCCACACATAGCCAATCACCGCCAGATTGCAAATCTTTGTTGCAATTCCACCATGCGGGGGCATCAAATCGTTTGCTTCCAATTTCTAAAATTGGCGATTGCAATAATTCCTTATGTTGCGTCAAATAGTTTTTAATCCTGCCACGCACGCTATTAGGGTATTTCATAAATCCTCTATATCTTTCATTTCAAAGCAAGTTAAAGCAGTTTTGCGGGTGCAATTTACAATTTTAACATCATCTAAATATTTTGCAGCATTTTCAAAGTTTTCAATCCACGCTTTATAAGGACTATCTTTTTTTAATTTGCCTTCATGCTCACCAAAAAAATGACGCTTATTATCTGTAATTTGCATGTCATAGCCAAGCAACGCTATTTCTTTTGCACCAAATAATATAGCCAAATTAACCGCTTGAAACCCACTATTGCCACCAAAATGAATATGATTTTTGCGAGAAAATGTATCGCCAGCCTCACCAGCAATAATATTCAAACCATATTGCTTTGCAGCTTGCGCGTCTTGCGTCCATTTCTCAATATGCAAATTAGGCAAGCCATTATTATGAACCCACCAATCACCATCACAAGCATATAATACGTGCGCTTGCTCGCACATCTTCCAAGCATCATTAATTAATATTATTCGCCAACCTTCGGATATTTTTTCTTCGGCTTTTCTGCAATCTTCTCTTGTGAGGCTATTTCCTGTTGCGATGCAGATAACTCGCTCCCAGCCTTTTCGGTAAAAGGGCTTTCAGTATTCCAACCCTCTGTTTCTGAAATAATATCTTGTGGCAATTCAATATTTTGCGCTTCACTATTATTATCAGTAAGTAAAGCCCACCCCGCGCCAATAGCACCTTCGCCAACATCGCTATCAACATCATAAACTCCTTTAATAAAATCAGAAGGGTGAATATTGCCTTTAACACACCATTTGAAAGGCTTAATAACTTGTATTTTCATAAATAACCTCAAAAAAAGGGAGGGCGCAAACCCTCCCTATAATGTTAATGTTTAGTTGGTAAAATATTTGCATTACCAAGTATCATTGTTACTGCATAAGGCGTGCTACCCGGAGTATTTACAGCAGTTGCCACAACCCGAACATAACGTTTAGAAGTAATTAATCCAACCGCATATACCGCAGCATCTTCGGCAGCATTGTCAATAGTTAAAAACACGCCAGTTGATGAATTAGGAGTAGTTACTGGCGATAAAGAAGAGCCAATAAGCACTCTATCCGCATCAGTCACATCAACAAAACCACTATTTACAGTGTTACTTTCTTGAAACTTAAATGTCCACGAAGGCTGTGGAGAATTGGCAATATTAGTAACCACGCCAACGTTAATAAGCGCAACCAAACTTTCAAATCCTGCCGTATCAACGCCATTTGTTGGAGTATTAGTTGCCGTAATTGCAGCGTTCACAACGTGAACCACTGGTTTAATGTTAGATACTAAATCTCTGCTTGTCATATCTATTTACTCCTTAAGTTGTTGCGAATTTCATTAGCTTTAATGCGTCAAAATTAACGACATCTCCGCCAGTGTATTTGGTTGTGTAAAACTTAACAAATGGCTTATCAGTAAATGGGTCACGCAATACACGGAAGCCACGACCATCAACAATTTGATAAGCAGTGCGGAAATTACCAAACGCAAGTGAAAAACTATTTCCAGCCAAATCAGGCATATCTTCCATAGTAACAATATTATAACCACCAAGATTAAAACCTGTTGCGCCTTGAGTGACATTTAAGTCAACAAGGTAACGTCCGTCCGCATCTTTACGAGTGCGGAAAAACTTTTCAACTTGACGATTCATTGCAAAAATTGCACCTGCACGATAAACGGGATTTAATGCAGCAATTATTTCAAAAATTGCGTCCATATCAACCGCCCCAGTAATGCCACTGACATCAGGCAATCCACCAGCAGCACCAGAAGGGATATATTGCAACTTACCCCATGCACGACCTGCTTTATCAGTTGTGGTTAATGAAGTTGTGCCATAATCCAAAAATCCTCTAGGCTTTCCTACGCCATTACCCGTTACAAACGCAGTGTTTTCAGCGCGGCTCATAATATCAACAATCTTGCCATTTAACCAAGACTCAATATTAATAGTAGCCATATCTAAAAGGCGTTGCGTTGCTCTTGGTTGTGCGTATTGCTCATAAACATAAATCTTTTGAGTGCCAACTTTAGGAGTTCCAGTTGTGGAAGGAGCAGTGGTTTCATCAGTCCAACCGCCACTACTTCCAGATTCGGCATCAATAGGATATTCAATGCTGTCTGTAGTAATTGTTATACTACTTGCAACTTGACGAACTGGCGAGGTTTCAAATAAGCGTTTCTTAATATCATTTGACATAACAGTAGGAACAAAATAACCACCATCAGGATCAGAGCCAACAGAAAGCGTTGCGCGAATATCAGGCTTATCCATAGCGTTTGATTTTGTTAAAAACACATTAAAAGCCTCAGAATAATTACGATAAGTTTCTAAATCTGTATCATTAACCTTGTAATCCTCAACTTTATTAACGCCAGCAAAAAACTCACGAGCATCTTGCTTGATGTTTTTTTCTTGCTCACCACTTCCAGCTAACGCAGGGCGATTTGCAGCATTTTCAACTGCTTTCAATCTATCCATTGCATCGTCAATCGCATTATTAATGCGGTCAACTTCTTCTTTTTTAATAACATCGTCAAAACCTTTGGCAACATTATTTATTCGCTCATCATTTGCAGCCTTAAAGTCTGCAAAAGTCTTATTTAACGCCTTAATGGCATCATTTACTTCAGCACTCATAATAACCCTCTATTATGTTATATTTTTTATAAAAGCGACTAGATTATTCAAGTCACCAACTAAAATACCAACATCATCGTCACGATGACTTGCTAGCAATTCAGGAACGTCACGCTCCCTTAGAATATCAAACCCTTCAACAACGGCAGCTTTTGCAAGCGCATTACCATAACCCTTTTCTCGCAAATTAGCCTCAATATTGCGCTTAATAGGGGCTGGAGTATTATTAAATATTGAAACATCAAAACAAGCCGATATATCAACACTATTATCAATTATAGCATCAATAAAACCACCGTCAAGTGCTGCATTTGCATCTAACCACGTTTCAGCGTCCATCATTGCAGAAATATCATCTTTTTTCTTACCTGTTTTTTTGCGATAAGTATCATTTAATGCACCATCTATCTGCTCAAGCATATTAGCAGTTGTGCGCATATCCTCTTTATTACCATAAGCAAGCGTCCATGCGTTATGTATCATCAAAAACGCATTGTCTGCCATTTCAACGCTATCACCTGCCATAGCAATAATTGAAGCAATACTTGCTGCAATACCATCAATACGCACTTTAACAGCCCCTTTATGCGCTTTTAATGCGTTGTAAATCGCTATTCCATCAAAAACATCGCCACCAAACGAATTAATAGCAACAGTTATATCTTTGCCATCAAGAGCATTTAATTCTTTAGTGAAAGCCTTTGCAGTAACGCCAAAATAGCCAATTTCATCATAAATCTGCAATTCAGTATCTTTAACCGCAAAAACGCCATCAATCACGCTTTTTTTTGCATAATTACGCACTTTATTTGCTTTTAATCCGTCAATTATTATCATTTTCCACAACTCCTACGTTGTTATTTGCATTTGCACGCTCAGGCAATAAATTACCCCCTTCAATAGGCGGTAAATCCTCTAACGCACGCACTTCATTAACCGTCATATAAGCTGCATGTCCCCCACTACCAAGTGCCTTAGCATAACTTTCGCTTCTTGACTTGCTATCTCCACGTAACAACCCATCAACATTAAACTTAATTTGATGATTAAGTCTATCTTTATCGTTTAATAATTGGCAAGAAATAGCCTCCTCCCAACGTCTAATCCATGGCATTAACACATAATCCACAAATTGACGTGCCATATTTTCAATATTACTGAAAGTTGCTTTTTCTAAATCACCCGCTAAATGTGGTGGAACATTCCAAATACCCGCAATGATTGAACGCTGCAATTTGCGACTATCAAGCAACTGTGCTTGTTCTGCCGTTTGGCTCATTGATTGCCAACTTAAACCACCCTCAAGCAACAAAGGCTTATGAAAGTTTTGAAGCCCTGAATACATAGATTGTATTTGCTCTTTCAGCCTATCAAATACCGCATCTCCTATTTTTTGCTCAGTGCTAAATGCGCCACTAGTTGACATTCCATTTTTGAACATCAATGCAGCACTTCTATCTTGAGCCAATGCCAACCCAATTTGATTTCGCATTTTATGAACCACATTAACGCCAGAAAATCCATTTTCAGATTTACCAAACAAATGGAATATATCATTTGAATTATAAGTGCGCAAATTACCTTTTGCAGAAACAACATCATACAAAACATTATAACGCTCATCTTGCCTAACAGTCACGTTTTCAATAGGAATTGGCAATAGTTCTCGCAATTCACCACGGATTTTGTTTTTGAAAAAAAACACATTACCACTTAGCGCAACATATGATGTTGCATATTCACGAAAAACAAAACTATTTTGAAAGCCGTTTGGTTTACCATGTGATGATATTAACGCTTGCAAAGGGTGATTAGTGGCAATCTCTCTATCATCACCATTAACTTTCAATACATTCAAAGGAAGTTGAGCAATTAATCCAGAAATTAAATTAACTGCAGTCCATACCGCTTGACATTCCATAGCGGTTTTAGCATTTACATTAACACCAGCGTCATTTTCACCTTCGCCAAATCTAAGCCATAACTCTAAATCCTTAGACGTGCTTATCCTATTAGCGTTTGCCTCTATAGGAGGCGCACCACACATTACAGCAACAGCTTTTTCAATTTCGGCTAGTTCCAATGTAAGCCCTTATTTTTCATAACATTAACATAATAAAAAAAATATGTCTATAGTTGCCTTATATTCAATTCAACTGTTATGTTTTTATTATTAGCATTATAAGCAGCTATTGCCATAAGCAGCGCAATTATTCCATCAATGCGCCCTGTGCTTTTTATTTTAGACATTTTGCGATTACCCGCAGCATCTTCTTCAATTTTTACTGATGCGGCGTTCCACCTTAAAACTGGATTTATGTGTATTTTTATTTTTTTGTTAAAAATTAATTCTTCTAATTTTTCAATCGCTGGCGACATATCCTTAAAACCTTGCCCAAATGGCTCAAGTGGTAATTCATAACCAATGTCTGATAAATGTTTTTTGAAAAAATCTATCCTCCATCTGTCAAAATTAATTTGTTCAAAATCACCCATTGCAATTATATCGGAAGCCACCACTTCATAATCAATAGAACTGCCAGCGGGCGCATGTAAATACCCTTGATTTAACCATGTTGTATATGGCGCACGGTCTTTTATTTCAGTATCATACAATGTATCTTTAGGTTTCCAAAAATCAACAAAAGCGTTTAGCATTCCATCATCATTTTCAAAAACACGAGCTAAAGCCGTTAAATCCAATTTAGAAGATAAATCAAGCCCACCATAACACGGCTTGCTAATAAAATCATCAATATCTAATTCATGTTCGCATTCAGTCCATGTTTCACTACTAATCCAAGATGTTTCAGCGTCTGTCCATTCACAAAAATGCAATCTCATAATATTATTTTTTTTACCTGGAATTTGAATTGCTTGTTTAACCGCCTCTTTAAGCACGTTATCCTTAACAACAACTCCTAATAATGGATTTGCTTTAATCCAACATTTGCTATCATTTATTGGGTCATCACCTTTATCCAAAGAGCATATAAAACTAAACGTTTTATCGTCCATTACCTCGCCAGCTGCAACTTTAGCAGCGTGATTATGCTCTTCCCAACATGCGCTTTTTTTATCAAAACCAGAGTTTGTTATCATCATCAACAAAGGGCTACGCCTTCCCTTAAAGCCTAACTCTAACATATCTATAGTTTCACGGCTTGGGTGTTCATGTATCTCATCACATAACGCAAAATGCGGTCTAAAACCAGACTTACTGCGCTCAGATGACATTACTCTCATAAAAGAGCCACTTGGAATGTTAGCAATGTTAGGAATATTATCGCCACCAGTTATTTTGCATATTTTATTTAACTTTTCATTATTGCGCACCATTTCCCTAGCATCTGAAAAAGCAATCATAGCTTGCTCTTTTTTTGCAGCAGCAAAATAAATATGAGCTTCAGGTTCATTGTCTGCTAACAACCCATAAAGCCCTACTCCTGCCATCAAAGGTGTTTTGCCATTTCCTTTTCCTATTTCTATGTAGGCACGTCTAAAACGCCTTGCATATCCGTCCATTTGATAAACATCGTTACCTTCTCGGTCTTTTATTGCACGCCCCCTAACATCAAATTGTTGCTCAAAATATGGCGCATACCACCCAAATAAATTACCAAGAATAAAACACTGCGAGGAGTGTAAAATAAAATTATCTCCGCCAGTGGTTAATATCCTTTCAAAAAAATTAAATATGCGATTAGATTTTTCAATATCATAAAAAAGCCCTTTAGCTTTTCCATCCGTCAAATCTGATAAAAATCGCTCACAAGCATTAATCACATTTTGTCCAGCAATTATTTCACCAGAAACAACATCAAGCGCATATTGATGACATCTATCCAATACTTTCATTAATTAAGCAACCCAGCAAAAACATCACTCTCTTCTTTTTCATTTTCAGTTAATGCTATTCCTATTCTAGCCCTTGCAGCGGGAGTTCCGCCAAACTCTCTAGCTATGCGATACATATAGTCCGATAAGTCTCTAGTAATTTTAACTAAAGGATTAGCATAAGAATTACCCTTATCATTAACTAAAACATGACCTTGTTTTTCTAATTCTTTTTCAAAATCTTTTTTAGCAAAAAAAGCCTTGCAATATTCAGCAATTAAATCAATATCAGCACTTGTCGCAATTATCCCCCAATGAGTTTTTGAAATAAGTGAATAAAATTTATTAGTTTCTTCTTCCCCTAAATAATCAGGTGCAATAATTTTTGAATGTAACGGCTCAATATCTTTAGGCATTGGATTACCAGAAGGATTGCCCATTATTTCCCTTATTTTTCTCGGTGTTGGATTTGTCATATATAAATATTATCAAAAATTGTCATTTTTTTCAATTACAAAACACTGCCATTGTGTAAGTTGTGC